AGCACTAGAGGGTAAAAATTACAAAGAAGCTCGTTCTGCAATGGATCGAGCAAATAATGCATTATGGCCAAGTAATGTGTGGTCGAACATTGGGTGGGTTAAAACCGGAAACCCAAGTTTTAGACCAATCCAGGCATGGCGTGAAGCAATAAACTTAGGCTACGATAGATCTCCTTATTATTCGAGGTCTGATGAGATGGATGAAGTCAATAATAATAACAGAATGGGCAATATGGGCAAGGCTGGATTTCCTTATGATTTTGCGGCAAATGTGTCCCCCGCAAAAACAATAACCCCAGGAAAAACAGTAAAACAAGGTGCCTTCCCATTTGGCGTATCACAAGCCGAAAAAGAAGGGATGGTTGGAAATGATGGTGGTTTGTTAAGGTTTTTTGAAGCTGCAAAAAATTGGACTCTAGGTCCAATTCCCTCTGCAAACCGACCAAGGTACAACGATCCACAAGATCAAGGCAATGAAGTACGTGCTCTGGGAATAGAATCTGAAGAAGGAACATTGAGGACAAAAAATCCTGAATATTGTTTGTGGCGTCCTAATAATCTTCCATGGTGGTGGGACCAGGATTATCACCAACCCAGCTCGGTGACAAGTGAGGCAAATCGAGCAGCATTCCTTCAATCAGCTAGATATTATGGACCAGGAAGTTTATTATGGGCAATGTCAAAAGAAAGGGAAGCATCCTACAGTATCTTCGGCAACGGGAGAGATCAGGGTGGGAGGTCTAATGGTGTTGGCGCATTTGGCATGGTTAATGATTTGCAAACTCGTGGAACTGACCTAGCAGGTTCAGTCGATTGGCCGGAAGAATACAAAAGAAATATTCCAACAATTGATGGCCGAATAATTCCAGGACAAACTTACAAGACAAACTCGTTTAATGGTTATTTAATCCCATTTATGGTTGATTGGCACAATTATGTTCTAGGGAAAGCAGGAACACCAGGAATCTCTCCTGAACAGCCAGACTATACAGAATGTGGAACATGTGGTTGGACAAGAAATACAGAGTCAGCTTTGCGAAGACTTGAACTAAATGAAATCCCATACATCAGTTTAATGGATTTAGATGTTACTGCCATCACAAGGACACTGGAGTGGGAAAAGAAACAATATGAAGATTTTATAGCCGATATAAATTTAATCTTAACAAAAGCAGGATATGCACTTTCGGGAACTGGCCCTCAACAATATGGCAACCCTACAGTGGCAGAAAAAATTGATGCTCTTTTAAATAATGTTGATTCTAGCGAATTAAGTTCATTTTGCTTAAAAGTTTTGAAAAATGCATATGATTCGTTAGTGGCCGCAAATGGCCCACCCGAAAGAATAAGAAAAATTCAAACCGCTCTAGAAGCTTTTGCAAAACAAGACTTTGTAGCCAATAAAGAGTTGTATGGAGAAATAATCGAAAAATATGAAACAGATTGGATTCCAGAAATGCGAGAAATCAAAAAAAGCTTTGAGTTGGCTGAAGAGCAAAGAAACTGCATGGTCGAACCAGCCAAAGCAATCGCAGCAAATGGTAGAGAAAAAAGAAATGATATGCTTGTTCCGCCAACTTTGGATGTTTCAAATGGAAACATTATCTTAGAGCCATACATTCGTGTAGAAGATTATGGCAGAACAGAGAATTTTGAACTTATTCCGAACAAAGAATACATCGAAATAGATCGTGATGATTCAACAAGAGGTGTTGTGAATATCGATAAGTTCGATAAATTCATGAAGGAAAAATTTGAAGGTAAACTGAATACATTACCAGTTATAAAACCTGCAACATCAGTTGAAGAACAGCAAAACTTATTCCAAGAAGATTGCGGAACCGGTCTTCCATCCAGAACAGAAGCTACACCCGAAAATACAACTCAATCACAAAAGCATCAATTAAGAGATTATTTCAAGAATCTTCATTTTGGCTTGCGAGTATCTTTACTTTCAAAACCAGAAGATTTTTCAGATCCACTTAAGCGTCCAGAAGATTTTGTTGATGGAGGTGATCGCACTAATGCTAAATTAGAAAAAACATATTATATGAAGGAACAAAAAGGTGCTCAAGAGAGGAATATATATTTGACACCGCTTACCTCCGTGGAGATCCCAATTGGTATGCTCACAGACATCGAATCTTTGTTCCCAGAAGGTGGATTTTCTATTGTTTCTCCAGAAAAATTAGCAGAACAAGTGTGTGGCCAAGCATCGCCTACCGAACAAGAACAAGTTCAAAAAGTTGGCTATTTTAGGTATTTATTCTCTCAACCTAAACAAAGGGATGGTGAGGTCGTACCCCTATCAAGCCCACAGAATGTCCTGCAAAGACAAATGCAAGAAACTGATGATTATGCTTTACTGTTTAAGTATATATTTTCTCTGGACAGGATGTTGTCCTTGACTAATTTATATTCAGCTTCATATTTGTCAACGTTGCCTGATATAAATAATTTATTTGCCCCCTCCAAAGAAAGTGTGATGTATATCTTCTTGAATTCCTTAAGGAGTGGAAAATGGGCAGACGCATGTCAAACAGGAAACAAAGACTTATTGGATGCGCTTCTTAATGGGATTACCCCTCCTTGGGCTGCATTACTTAATTTAACTTTGAAATTCCCACTTAAGATATTCAAGGCATATATTGAACAAACAGACATAAACATTGCAATTTCTCAAAATATTAAAAAAGCCATCCAAATGATGAACTCCATAATTGCGACTTCTCAACGTCAATTGAACGCTCTTAATCAAGCTGGTGCAGCAGCAATTGCACAAGGTGAGTCGCTGTTGGGGACTGAAATAAGTACAACAGAGTGTGGTTTTGGAATTCATTCGCCGGAATCAACTCGTAAACCACCAAATGATTGGTTTAATCCAGTTCGTGAGACATTTATATACGAACCAGAAACTTGGATGATTGGTTTAGCACTGCTTCCTGCCACAATTTTTGCGCCTTGGCTTTGGGGTCCACCTGTTGGAACAACACCAGGCGGTTTTCCTGGAGTCCTGTATTGGGTCTTAGATGATAGTAATATTAATTGGCTAGATTCATATGTGGACGATTTCACCAAGCAACTGGCAAACAATCCAGATCCCGATTATAATGAACAAATTGATGAACCTTGCGATGTTGATTACCAATTAGAATTTGGGATTGGTGATGATATGGCCAATAACAACAACAATGGTTCTGGTAATGATGGAGGTTCAACTTATTAGGTAATAATGTGACGATGCTCTAATTATTACAAGAGGAACACAACATGTCTTTTTTGACCCCCAAACTGCCACTCACAAGAAACAAAACAACTGGATACAAACTTATTGATGACTATGTTGCTCTGGTAAAGCAAAATTTTAAAAATCTTTTGTTGACAGTTCCTGGCGAAAGAATAATGAATCCAAATTTTGGAGTGGGGTTGAAAAAATTTTTATTTGAAAACGATAATCCTCTCATATATGATTCTGTAGCAGAGCAAATTTATAATCAAGTAAATAAATATTTGCCGTATCTTCGTATAAACGATATTATCTTTAATTCATTTGAATATGACGATAGTTTACCACCAAACACTTTGGCTGTGAGAGTAGAATATCGTATCGTTCCTTTGGAATTAGATGATGCTATTGATATTACGGGCGTTATTAACTAATTATTGATAGAAGAGGAAGTAGAATGACAAGAAAAAAACAATATCCCGCAATCAAGTACACATCCAGAGACTTTAATAGCATCAAGCAAGACTTGGTGGAATATGCTAAGAGATATTATCCTCACACATTTAAAGATTTTAGTGAATCGGGCTTCGGCTCCATGATGCTTGATACGGTGGCTTATGTGGGCGACATTCTTTCATTTTACTTAGATTATGAAGTCAATGAAACTTTCTTGGATACATCCATCGAATATAATAATGTTTTAAGACTTGGAAAACAAATGGGCTTCAAATTTAAGGGAGTGCCCATTTCCCGAGGTCTGGCAGAAATGTTTATAATTATCCCAGCAAACTCTCGCGGAGATCAGCCAGATCCGGATTACATACCTATCCTTAAAAAAGGAAGCGTGTTTTCATCTGATGATGGGATCGCATTTACACTCAATGAGGATGTAAATTTTGCAGATCCTGACAACGAAACAGTTGTTGCGGCAGTTAATTCTGATAATGGAAACATTATTTCATACGCAATCAAGGCAGTGGGCGAAGTAATTTCAGGACAAAGATATGAAGAAAAGGTCATTGTTGGAGATTTCCAAAAGTTTTTACGAGTAAAACTAGCTGGCTCAAATATTTCTGAAATTTTATCGGTTGAAGATGATCTTGGGAATGAATATTATGAAGTCGATTATCTTTCTCAAGATGTTGTTTATCGAGATTTAATTAACAATGGAGCTAATAAAAAAACAACACCAAATGTTTTGAGGCCATTAGCAGTCCCCCGAAGATTCACATCAGAGCTTATGGAAGGTGAAACCTATTTACAGTTTGGTTTTGGTTCTGAAAAAGACGTTACAGTAGATCCACTTTTGGATCCGAGCAAGACTATATTAAAAGTTCATGGAAAAGATTACTTTTCTGATGTTTCTTTTGATCCATCAAATCTTGTAAGTACGGATAAATTTGGAGTTGCTCCGAGTAACACAACCTTGACAATAGGTTACTTAGCGAATACTTTATCAGAAGTCAACATCGCAGCCGGTGGTTTATCAAATGTTGTTGGTCCCCTGTTTGAATTTGGGAACATTAATACTTTGGTAAATTCAAAAGTTTCGGATGTTATTAATTCAATGGAAGTAAACAATCAAGAAACCATCACAGGGGATGTCACCTATCCATCTATTGATGAATTGAAAGAACGAATATATAATGTTTTTGCATCTCAAAATCGAGCAGTGACAGCACTAGATTACAAGTCAATGTGCTATGCAATGCCTACAAAATATGGAGCGATTAAGCGAGCAAATGTGATAAAAGATCCGGGCTCACTTAAGAGGAATCTGAATGTTTATGTTTTATCTGAAGATGTAGATGGTAATTTTATAACTGCAAACTCTACGATAAAAGAAAATTTAAAACACTGGCTAAATCAAGGTAGGATGATAAATGATACGGTTGATATTATAGACGCAAAGGTAATAAATGTCGGCATCGAGTTTGATGCGATTTCAACTCCCGAATCAAACCCATTTGAAGTTCTTAATGAGGCTGCGGCGAGTTTAAGTGTTTATTATGAAAGAAAGTTTGAAATTGGTGAACCTTTCTATATAGGGGAAATATTCTCCCACTTGAATCGTTCGCCTGGGATTTTAGACGTAACCCGCGTAAAGGTTACACAAAAAACAGGTTTGGGGTATTCAAACAGCGTCTTATTTAATGTAGATGACAATATGTCGGTAGATGATCGCTACATTGTGGTCCCTAATAATGCAGTTTTAGAAATCAAATATCCATCACAAGATATTAAAGGAAGTATTCGATAATGGCACTTAGAAGATACACTGCAACAAAAGATAATGTAATTACAAACGCATTTAAATCTAATTTAATAACTCGTGGAACAGGAAGCAATATGGGGCTTTCAGATTCTGTTGAGGTGTTTTCGATCTATGCTCAAGCAAATTCTTCCTCTAATGAGCAAGCTAAAACATTAGTTCAGTTTCCAATCCTTACGAGCGACACTACTACTCCTAATAGTCTTTACACGATTCAAGGTGATCGAAACAATAATAAAATTCCTGCAAGTGGAAGTGTTGATTTTTATTTAAGAGTCTTTAATGTTGCAACTGATCAAACTTTACCACGCGATTTTACCATGGTTGTTTCGCCAATTTCACAATCTTGGCAAGAAGGTTATGGTTTGGACATGGAAAATTATTCGGACCTAACTTATGATGGAACCGGTTCAAATGGCAACATGGTGGTGGAGTAACTCTTGAGGGTGGCTCATTTCTGAGCGCATCGTGGATGGGAGCAAATTCATCGCTTTATGATGAATTTAACTTTACGCAAAATTTCGTCGATGGAACAGAAGATTTAGAGATAAAAATTACTGGTTTGGTAGAAAAATGGTTGAAGGGCGAGTATTCAAATTATGGCGTCGGCCTTATGCTCACATCAAGCCAAGCCAGTGGCAGCCGATCATATTACAATAAACGGTTCTCTGCGCGAGAAAGTGAATATTTCTTTAAACGACCCATTATTGAGGCAAGGTGGGATAATTCCACACAAGATAATAGGGGAAATTTTTATCTCTCAAGCTCTGTACTGAGTGGAGAAAACAATCTTAACACCATTTATCTCTACAATTATTACAGAGGTCAACCCACCAACATCAATGGTATTGGAACTGATGCCATTTATCTTTCAGTCTTCACATCGGCCAGCGGAGGCGAAGAGCTTACTGTAACACCACAAAGCCCTGTTACAGGAGGTTATGTTTCTACAGGAGTCTATAGTGCGTCTTTCGCCCTAAATACAACCGCATCACTAGTGCATGATCGTTGGTTCAGTGCTTCTGCAAATAATGGAATCGATGCGGCAAGCTCAATCGTTTATCATACAGGATCATTTAGGCCAAAACAATTTGTGGCTTCTAATGTGTATTCTATTCCTCGATACGTTACTACAATCACTAATTTGACAGATGAGCTTTCCAACAATGATATTGCAAGATTACGACTCTTTACACGATTAAAAGATTGGAGTCCAACTATTTACACTATAGCATCTCAAGAGATTGAAAATGATTATATTGAAAATGCTTACTATAAAGTTTATCGAGAAGTTGACAACTATGAAGTTATTGCTTACGGAACTGGAAGTGAAAAGCACACAAGATTATCATACGATGCGACAGGAAGTTATTTTGATTTAGATGTACGAATGTTGGAACCCGGTTATTCTTATGGTATTAAATTTCTTTATTATGTAAATAATGCATATGAAGAACAACCAGAATCTTTTACATTTCGTGTAGTAGAGTAATAATATGGCTGATATTAAAAAACTTTTTGAAAAAAATAAAGTAGGCGGCATATTGTCCGATGCTACTGTAAAAGAAGTTGGCAAAAAAGTAGAGTCAGCCGATTATGTAGTCAGCAATCTTAAAGAAAAAAACCGATTCATTCCTTATATAAATTTTGCATCAGCCTCTAACTTCGCTAGATATGGTTCTGCTCAAAAATATTATCAAGATGCAATACATCACATCATCAATGAATATCCTTATGATGGTTCGTTGAGAGAAAGGATTGATTGGAGACTTAGCGCATCTTATTTAGACCTCCATATGTTTGATTATGAATATCCTCGAACAAATGGGTATATTTTATTCGGAAAAACTTATGGAACACCAGTAGCCGATGGTGGTGGTTATGATACATTTTCTGCAACACAACAAGAATATATTTTTATTAAAGGCTCTCCACACCCATCAACTGGTTCAGGGGACTTAAGATCAAATTGGAAAGAGTATAATATCTATAACACTTCAAGTTTGGGTCGATATAATCTTGAAATTGATGGAAATAATGGATTAACGCTTGAATTTTGGCTGAACAAAGAAGATTATAGTAGCGCCAACGAATCGGCAAAAGAGGTTGTTTTTGATTTATGGAATAGTGGTGCATATGGAACTAATAATTATGGCCGTTTTCGTGTTGAATTAACCGGTGGAGCCACCACCAATGTGCTGGAGCCTGTCTTCAACATCGAACTTCGATCAGGCTCAACAGGATTTTCATATAGAGATGATCTCCTTGGCCCACACAGCACAACTGTTTCCCTAAGCTCTAGCACACCATTAACAGGTGCTTGGAACCATTTTGCTTTATCTTTCAAAAACAGTGGCGCACAAATGCAAGGACAGTTATTTCGAAATGGCATCCTTGAACATACGTTATTAACAGGTTCCAGCATTGGCTCAGTTACAGGTTCAATGATCGCAACTATTGGTTCTTTGGTTGCGAATGTCTCGGGAACATATGGAGCAAAAAGCGCGGCCAAACTATCAGCATCTTTAGATGATTTCAGATATTGGCGAAGGGTTCGGTCAACAGAACAAGTTAAAAAGTATTGGTTTACCGATGTTGGTGGCGGAACCAACAGTGATATTCAGAATGCAGCAACTGCATCTACAAAATATAGCTACGAAAACCCACTAGATCTTGGTCTTTATTATAAATTTAATGAAGGTATTATAAACGATACACAGACAGACTCGCAAGACTCTGTTGTACTCGATTATTCCGGGCGAACCACAAATGGAGGCTGGACAGGATATTCTGTGGGGTCTAGATTTACTGGCTCGGCTATAGTGCTTTCTAACGCTGCAACAAAAGAGTTTAAGGATCCTATTATTTATGCTAATCATCCCGAAGTTACAAGCCTAAGCGTTACAAAAAGTGCTGAAGGTTTTGCTTATGATCAGCAAAATAATGCAAGCGTTTACAATTCTTTTCCGTCATGGATTATAGAAGAAGACGAGGCTAATAACGCTAATGTGTTAAAAGATTTAACACAAATAATGGGAAGTTATTTTGATACACTTCAACTTCAAATCGAGTCTATCCCTAAATTAAAAGATGTTATATATCCTAGCGGCAGTTATAAACCTTATCCATTTGCCAATCGATTAGTTGATAATTTAGGTCTTGTATCTTCAGAAGTTTTTGAAAATGCAAATGCTTTAGAGTACCTGGCATCAAGAGATGAACACCGTTTATATAATGAAAAATTAAATGAAACAAAAAATCTCATATATCAAAACATTTATAATAACTTAATTTACATCTTTAAAACCAAAGGTACAGAAAAGTCATTCCGTAATCTAATAAGATGTTATGGTATTGATGATGAGCTTGTTAAGTTAAACCTTTACGGCAGCAATATCACTTATGAACTTAGGAACAATGGTAATGATAGAGTTGTAAAAAAGAATTACGTTGATTTTCACAAATCAACCCGATTCCATGCCACAGTTTTCCAACAAACTTCAAGTGCAAACTCTAATAGTAGATCTTATGTAAGTTCAAGTAACCAAGTCACCTTCAGAGGGAATACATACGAAGCTGAGGCAATTTTTCCAAAACCGTTAAACCCTGCAAGTAAAAATTATGTAGAAAATGACTTTCTTGTTTCCTCACTTTACGGATGTCACACTCTTGGAACTTCAAACAATTGGGCGACATCTGATGTCGGAAATTTTCAAGTCGCAGCCGTTAAGCCCAAAATAGGCTCTTCCGATGCTTATTTTCAATTAACGGGAACCGCAGGAGGCTATTTCCCACTATTAACCAGTAGTTTATTTACAAACGTTTACAGTGATTCAAAGTGGAATTTTGCTGTTAAAATCAAGCCTATGAAATATCCATTAGCCGATGGTGTTAGTGGGAGTGATACGGGCAATTATGATGTAGAGTTTTGTGGTTATAATTATATTTCTGATATTTTACAAAACAGCTTTGAAGTAAGCACAACTATGAGTTCTGATGGTGCTGCCAAGTTTTTAACTGCAAATAAAAGATTTTTCGCTGGCGCACATAGGACAAATTTTGATCGAGCAGTGTTGCAACAAGCAGACACTCGAATCTCATCTGTTCGTGTTTGGATGGATTATTTAAAGAATGAGACAATTCAAGCACATGCAAAAGACGTTGAAAATTTCGGCTCAGAGTATCCTTATAAAAACGCTTACATATCACAATTAAGCAAATCTTTAGGGGATCAATTTGTTCAAATACCACAAATGGAAACCCTTGTTCTTGATTGGAACTTTGATACTCTAACTGGCTCAAACCCATCAGGCGAATTTATAGTTCAAGATTTTTCTTCTGGCTCCACTAACTTGACAAGTAGGTGGGGATGGCTAGGTCCAATCGCAAAATATCAGCACACAGGTTTTGGCTATGATTTTGAAGCCAACGACACTGGTTCCATTAGTCGAGAATCCCTGAATTCCTTCAAACAACAATTACCTGAAACCTTGAATAGTTCAGACATGGTTTCAATTATTGATGACACCACAAACCAGATTTTCTCTCGTGAATCACGTCCTATAGACTACTTCTTCGCTTTTGAAAAAAGTATGTATGGGATTATTTCTGAACAAATAATAAATTATTTTGGCACCATTATTGCATTCAACAATTTAATCGGTGAGCCAGTCAATAAATATCGCCAAAACTACAAGGACATGGAAAAATTACGCTCTCTCTATTTTGAGAGAGTAGGAAACACTCCTGATTTTGAAAAGTTTGTTCAGTATTTTAAATGGATCGATACAAGTCTAGGAACTATGTTAATTCAATTAGCACCAGCATCCTCAGATTTTTCCGAAAAATTACGAAACATTGTTGAAAGTCATGTCCTAGAAAGAAACAAGTATTGGACAAAATTTCCAACATTGGACAGTAAAGCGACAACTCCCGAAGCTGGCCTTCGCGGAATTAGCGAGATGCTTTATTCCGCTAAACGAGGAATTGCTCCAAACCCCACGACATCTACGGACACCAATTGTGAGTGGTGGCAAGATCGCACAAATCGCACAAATCCAAATATTTCTTCTGGTGTAACAAGTGTTGATGATGCTCGAAATACTGTACGCAAGTCTGCCAATTTCCGTAGTGGCTCAGGTCCAACACTCGCAGTTTCTAGGGCATCAACCTCGACGACCACAACTTATGAGGGCAGCACATATGCCATAAGGAATTTCACAAAACCTTATAAACTGTCTTTTGAAGAGTCTGTAGAGATACATGGCGGCAGTAATTTTCCAAGAGGAAAAAGATTAGATTTCACTCATGAAGAGTTGAAAACTCGCTCCAGGTTCGATTCAAGTGGTTTAAAATTACGAGTACCAGCATCAAGTATTGACGCTGATAAGGAATGTCTAGATGTTATTGATCCTAATGCTAAAAATCGCCTGAATGGTACATTTGCTGATACAACAGACTTGTCATCTGACTCTAAAACAGCTATTAATTATAGAGGTGGAGGAAAAACTTCAATTTTCGCTCCATTCAGTTTATTTAGTTCATCGGTAAATCCGTCATATCTTTCTAGTTTTAGAACTAACACGCAACTTGCAAACTATCATGATGACGCTTACGGCGATGACAATGAAGTCCCGATGCAGGGTCCATTTACCAATGCTCATGTTGGTGGGTGGCAATACCGTCACCAAAACATCAATTCAGGTGCAACTGACACATCTCTTACCCGCGCCGAGGCTTGGGAACTTGATGCAGGCAGTAGCCGCATCCAAATTGGCTCCCGAGTTGTTAAAAGTGAAAACCCTCGTGCGACTATGTTGCGTGGAACTTCCGCAAAACGACCACTTAATATTGCCAACATCAAATGGGGAACATCTTCGGCAACAGTAGGCAATTACCAGCATGATTACCAGATGTTGCAAACTTCTGGAAGAAAAATAAATAACCGCTACTTTGTTGACTCTGAAGGTTTTGTTCCTGCTGTCAATTTAATTACAGCTTCATCTACTTACATTTCTGGCACTACAGATTTGGCAATGCCAAGACGAGATTTGACAGGCAGCAATAAATTCATATTTGTTGAAAAATTCTCTGCTCCAGGCGGCCCAGAAGTGTCAAGAGGCAGTTTGGATTTTGAATCTGAAGAGTTTGGCGTATACAATAATTTAAATTACAGAAACCTGATTGTAAGAAAATCTCTTGATGGGTGGTATGAAAAATATTCTGGAAAATTCGGAATCAGCCCAACAGGAACCGCAGGCGACGGAACAACCCCAAATCAACATATGATCAACCCGCAATCATATGAAGGTGTAATCGCATCTTATCACAAAGTCAGTAGAAATTCTGGACCAACAATTCTTGATAAGCCACTTTATAACCGCTATGTCAATTGGGTTAATCTTGTCGGTGACATAAAGTTTGATCGCAACACATCAATCATATCAAAACCAGCAGGTTCATCTGCGTGGAATGCCTCTGCGATTGGAAATCAAAAAATTCCACGCAATGGATATATGTCCTTCAAAGTAACTACTGTTTCTTATGACCAACTTATTGGCTTAAATTCTAGCCCTCCAGCGGGTTCATCCTACACGGACATGGACTACGCAATTCAAATATCCGCAACTGGGACAGGAAATGTTTACATATGGCAAAACGGCTCAAATGTTCACACATCAGCAGGTTTTGCTGCTGTGGGGAATATTTTTAGAATATTGCGTACAAATGATACGGTCGAATATCAAAAAAGTACGGACGAAGGAAAAAATTTCACCACTTTTTACACTTCATTAATAAAATCAACGACAGATTTATATCCCGACATCACCCTTTACAGTGCGGGTGCAAGCGTATCGGATGTGAAAATTTCTAATCCACAATTTGACAACTGGTATGTCCAACACGCAATACCACAAAGTGAGTTGCAATATGCATGGATAAACTCCTCTTATGACAATACTAAGATTCAACCAGCAGGATATGCTTCAAATTATTCTGTTCCATCTTCAGGGAGTACATCAACCACAGCATCGGCAGTCCAATTTATTCCAAGTGCTGATTTATTGATTGGACATCCAGATTCTGGCATAACATCTCGCGTAACTGCTTCTTTTAATGGGCTTTTTACAATCATAGCAGGCCAATACGCCAATTTTGAGCAAAATTATGTCAATGATTTTTCTTCGAGTATAAACACCATTCAACCTGGTGTTAATTTTAGAAACACTGCTGTTGCAAGAGATATTTCTTATTATTTCCTAAACCTCAATGGACCTTACCAATATCCATCTTGGAAACAAATTAGGACAGGTGAAACTCCTATTGGCCGATATAATGCACGAAATAATATACTCTCTGTCATGGAATCTCCACGCACAGTTGAACTTTCAAATCCAATTGGCACAGGCAAATCTGGCCCGCACTTGGTAAACAATCCTAGTAACATCAGGAACTTTATTGAACCACCAGTTACGTTCAAATATCGTCCACTACAGACAGTAAACATATCAGACGACAACTCGTTTACATTGCGACACACATATGGCAATAATATGTGTTTGTTTTCGCAAGGACCATCAAACGATGGAACAAGTGAGAGTGGCTCAATATACAACTTTTTAAATATTGATTCCACCAAAAATGAAAAACAAACCTACGATTATATGACTGAAGATGCCGATTTGTTTGAAACAATCGATTCTGTCAGATATAAAGAGGTAATTTATCCAAGAGGAACAAACACAGGTCTTGCACAAACTCGTGGTCGAACAAATTATGCAGAAGTCGCAAATGGGACGTTGAATCCTGATGGAACAATTTCTGCTTCGATTTCAAATGGAAGTAACGGAATTGATCGCGGCCCACTTGAAAGAAGAACTTTTTGGAGAAACCAAGCTAAAAATCGTAATCGTAGAATGGGCTATACTCTTTCTGGCAACGCCAACCCGCAGATTGGTTCTGATGGAAAATATTATTGGATTACCGGAGCACTACCAAATTCGCAAGGCTATTACGATGGTTATGCTACAAGTATTTATGGTTTAGGTCAAACCCCAATACAAGGTGCCAACAGTGATAGTTTTAAAATCGGGATGAATTATATAGGTTTAGGTGAGCGTATAAGTGGTAATTTATCTATTAACAGTTTTCCTGATATGGGTGAGTTAAACTCTGCAAATGTATGGACTTGGGGCGGCTGGACCGGTGTTTTGCCGAGCAGCAGTGTTACGGTGCCAGCAGCAGTTAGATCATTGCCATACAATGTAACGCATTATCCCACTGCTTCAGCTTATTACTATCATTTTCCAAATTTGTTTGCAGTAGATATTCCATCGGTGAAGGGCGGCGGCAGTCAAGGACTCGGTGCGAATGTTCCTTTAAGGTGGCGCACCCCTGAGCTGTCAGGAAAGAAGCCATTTTTTGACTCTTACGAAGAGTATGCCAAAGATATTCGAGGCACAGGAAAAAATCTTACAGTTGTGCCCGAATTTAAAATTTCAGAACAGATGCCTTATTATTTGAAGAACAACTTCCGAAGTCAGAATGATAAGATTCTATCTTTACCAGGTGGAAATATCACATCTAGTGCAAATGCGGAAGGCGGATTGAGAGTTCAGTCTGGTGCTGGATTCACTGTGTTCACCGACGAACGTGTTTTTGATGAGAAATTCTTTAATGATTATTCAAATTCTGACTTTCAAAAGTATTTTGGAAAGTTTGATGGATATACGGAAGAATCTGCGGAAATTACTTTACGATGTAACGGTATTAAGAAACTGCTCCCATATAATGGTTTTTATCCACAACAACGAACATTGCAACTTGCTTCACTATTTTCACAATCTATTGCTCCATATATTAATGGCATTGGGTGGTCTAAAGGAACTCAAGTGGCGGCAGATTCACAATTTTCCGGAGCACTAGCAACCCAAGCAATTTTACAACCATACTATGCTCCAGGAATTATATATAATACAATCAAATCGGGTATTTCGGTTGACTGGGCAGCTTTCACAGGCTCACAGTTAGGTGTCACATCCTTTGGCACCTCTTATGGAGGTAATAACGGTTTTCTTTCTGCTTCTTCCAACTATAGAATACCTTTTGAATCGGTTCTGGATCCTTTGGGGAATATTGGTTTGCCACAAAGTTCATCTGTTGCATCTAAAATGTTTTTATTATTGCCTACTTGGGCAACCGGTTCAGACTCAAATTTGAGAACTAACTTCTTAGCTCAAAATAATTATTCTAGCCCTCGCCTACCGTGGGCATCGATAGAGCGCCCTCAAAGAACTAAAGCTCGTTCAAGTGACTCTTATGGACTATATAAGTCTGCTATTAATAATTTTCTCGCCGAGGTTCCTAACTTTTTCTTAGAAAATAATAAATTGACAACAATATACTCCGCAAATCAAGAGAATGTAGGCGACAAGATATTGACAGGTCATGATTATTACATGAACATCTCTTTAGAAAAAACGCCAGATTTGATCATGATGGAAGAAGATAATACGGATAATTATATTTACCTTACTTCTTCTTTTCCGGGCGTTAGAGATATGCCTCTTTTTGATGGCCGTCTGTTTGGCCCCCCACTTCAAGCTGGCGATGGTTCAAAGTGGGGTCGTATGGTTGGTGCTGCAACAGATTTAAAACTCGCAGCACCTGCATACGCACCTTATACACCACCATATTTTTATGGAAAATCTACTATGACGCTTAAATTTTCTGCTAATGAAACAAACAGTGGTGAAAATTTCACTTGGGACAAGTATTTCAACCAAGTTACAATGAGTTTCTCAAATGAACGAATGGATGCTATGTTTACATCGATTAGAGGTGCTTCCACTTCATCAGCGCAAAATTCTGCCATGCAAATCACTTCTTCAATTAAATGGAACGGGATTGCTGTTGAGCGAGAGACTATCAGAAATGAAAGAGGAAAGGTCATAGAGATTAGGGAAAAAAATACTAAAAACAATAAATGGGTTATTAGTCCGTTTATGGAAACCCCTGTCTTAGATTTTAAAGACAATCCACAAGAAACTGGAATGCTTCCTGGACCTCGCGGCATGTGGTCTGGCTATGGGTCTATACCAGCAGATAATCGGGGAATTTCAATTTCTGTAGAAGAAAGTTTAGAGCAAATACAATTTAGCCCAACCGCAAAAGACTTCACCGCTCTTGCATTCCCTGATACAAATGCTCGTTCACAAAATATTGGACAAGTAAACACAAGTGGAAAAGATATTTCAGAAGCTATTGTTGCAATTCCATATATCAAGCGAAAATCAGAAAACGAAGAAGCATTCACAACAGAAAAGCCATTCCTTGATGATAGGTATTTCTTTTCCTTGAAAGCACAACCGTTTGAACGTTATGAGCTTGATGCTCTTGAAGTTTATGATCTGATAAAAGAAAGTCTAGATGGAAGTGATGGAACATTAGCTGCCACCGAAGATGTTGCTGCGAATCAATTTTTTGGCTTATGGCAAGACAAATATCTTGGCGAAACCGTCAGAGCGGTTCCAACAAGTGAATCGTCTGTCGCCAGAATGATTAACAAAATGGAGGACTATGTGATTCCACCTGAATTGGATTTTAACACATACAACAGTGGCAATGATCGAATTGAGCCATTTGCAATGTATATCATGGAATTTAAACACACCTTAAGTCAACAAGATTTGTCGGATATTTGGCAAGGTTTAATGCCTAAAATTTCTACAACAGCCGAACTTGAATCGG